AACATGGCCCAGAACGAGGTCGTGATCAAGATCGACGATCTGCTCATTGCAGACGCCGCTCTGTATGACCTGGACGAGGCCAAGAACCACTTCGATATTCGCAGCATCTACAGCCGCGAATTGGGGCAGGCTCTTGCCCGGGCATACGATAAGCGCCTTGCTCGTGTGCTGACTCTTGGCGCCCGTCAGAGCACCTCTGACCTGTCCGCCAACCTGCCGACCGGTCTGACACCTGATCAGGCTGCTCGCACTGGCACCCGGGTGAACCTGAACAAGGCCACCCCTACCGCCGACGACTACGTGGCTGCAGTCTTTGCAGCTGCTAAGGCACTCGACGAGAAGGACGTGAGCTCTGATGGCCGCGTGCTGGTTTGCAGCCCCGAGGTCTACTACACGCTGATTCAATCCAGCCGTGCAGTGAACTTCGACTTCAACCAGCAAGGCTCGAATGGCTCCTACTCCAAGGGCCAGATCAGCCAGCTGGCAGGGTTCAGCATCTACAGCAGCAATCACATCACACAGGGCAACGTCACTGCACCGACCGGTGAGCAAGGCTTCACCTGGAATGGCAGCGACACTGTGCTGTCGTCTGTGAATATGAGCGACACCAAGATGCTGGCCTTCCAAAAGGGCGCTGCTGGTGTTGTCAATCTGCGTGGTATCTCGATGCAGATGACTGGTAACGACTACAACGTCATGTACCAGTCCACTCTGATGGTTGCTAAGTACGCATGTGGCTTCGGCTACCTGCGTCCTGAAGCAATCGTCGAGATCCACAACACTGTGGCCTAGCATCAAACCTAGGGGGACTACAGAATGAGGGGCAGCAATGCCCCTCTTTTTCATGGCTATCACAGTTGATGGTGTTGAACTGAATGTCAGCTGGGCGGATGATCAAGCTGTTGCCCCAGTGAGCGAAGCAGCAGGTGGTGAGAAGCCTGACTTCTCTGCAATGAAGAAGGCTGAGCTGGTGGAATACCTGGCACCGAATGGTGACAAGCTGGACACCACGCTCACCAAAGCTGAACTGATCAAGCTGGCCGAGCAGCTGTACGCCACCAAAGGCTGAATGACATGACTGAGCTTGAAGCTGTCAACACGTTGCTGAGCGTGATCGGTGAAGCGCCGGTTGACAAGCTCAGTGACATCACATTCAACGAGATCACGGACTCGGCCCTGGCACGCAAGACGCTGGCCGAGGTGTCGCGTGACGTGCAGGCTGAAGGCTGGAGTTGGAACACCGACTGGAATGTCGAGCTCACCAAGACCAGTGCCAACGAGTTCGTGTTGCCGTCCAACACGTTGAGCTGTCTGTTCAGCCCCAATCGCTACCCAGATAAGCAGTACGTGATCCGTGGCCTCAAGGTGTACAACCGAGCCAAGCGAACGTTTGCCTTCGGTGCTGACCTAGACACGGCACTGGTTGTGGATCACGTGATCAGCCAGCTGGTGTGGGATGAGATCCCCCACACAGCACAGCAGTACATCGTGATCAGAGCAGCGCGGATCTACTCCGACCGATACTTGAACAGCAACGCGATCTACACCTACACAGCACAGGATGAGGAGTACGCCCGCGCCATGCTGATGCGTGACGAGGAGCGCCATCTCGATAGCAATCTGCTGTGGGGCAACGATCGAGGAATGGGACAGGGGATGGGATACATCCCAGCTGATGGCCTTCGTTACCGAGGTGTGTGATGCGTCGTAAGTCCAACATCACCGGCACCCGTCGCGTCCCGGACAGTTTGATCCACGGCCGACTGGATTCCTTAACTCAAGGCGTCAGTCAACAACCAGGCCACCTGCGAACGACGGGTCAGTCAGAGCGCCAGGTCAATGCCTACAGCTCTCCAGTGGAAGGGCTCACCAAACGCGCTCCCACCAACTACGCCGGACGATCCTTCGACACGTCATTTCAAGACCTGTACGTCGAGATGATGCCCGTAGTGGGAGACGAGAACTACAGCGTCAATCTCGTCGCAACAGGCAACACGACCGAGATGCGGATCTTGCTCGGTGGCATTGACTGCAAGCTCGACGTACACGGCACAGGCATGACCGTGAACGCATCGCCCTACGAGCGGATCGTGGGTGATAACACGAGCTACATCTATCACCAGACTGAGCTCTACAAGAAGTACGTCCTAATCAATAACGGCCCACTGGGTCTGCTGCTGAACAGAGACAAGCCGACAGCGCTGACGAACGCCACGGCTCCAGCGCAAACGACAGACGCCTTGATCTTTGTGCAGGGTGTCACGTATGACGTGAGCTATGTGGTCACGCTCAACGGGACGGCACTGACGGCCTACACCACGCCCAAGGCGACTGATACCAACAACACGCTGAGCACTAAGACGGTTGCTGCTGACCTGGCATCCAAGATCAACGCCGTCAGCGGGTACACCGCCACGACAAGCGGCGCTGTGGTGCTGGTGTCAAAAGACGACGGTGGTGCGTACACGCTGCAAATAGATGACAGCCGATCTAACACGCTGGCCCGTGTCGTTCGTGGCAGCGTGACGAGCTTCAGCTCTTTGCCGACTTCGGCTGCGGACGGCTTCATTGTCAAGATCGACTCAGAGCCAGGCAATACTCAAGACGACTACTGGGTCAAGTTCACCACTAACGACGGCAGCAGCTTTGGTGAAGGCACCTGGATCGAAACCGTCAGGCCAGGCCAGAGCTTCCAGATTGACAAGGACACGATGCCACTCGTCATTTATCGAGCGGCTCCGCAGGTGTTCTTTGTCGGCCCAGCAGACGGGGCGACCAGGACACTGACAGTCAGTGGAACCACGTACACCTACACCTTCCCCACCTGGGGTGAACGGACGGCGGGCGATGAGACGAGCGTGCCAACGCCCAGCTTCATCGGTCAGCAGATCAAGGACCACGTGCTATTCCGCGGGCGGTACGCCGTATGCGCTGGCGAAAGTGTGGTGCTCAGCGAGGTTGACGACATTTTCAACTTCTTCCCTGACACATCTGTGGCGGTACTGGAGACCGACCCGATTGATCTGCGTGCGTCATCAGAAACCAGCACAAGGCTGAACTGGCTCCTGCCTGTGGACGAAACGCTGCTGGCCTTCAGCAGTGACAGCCAATTTCAGATCCGATCAGCCGACGTGGATGTGCTGTCGCCACGCACAGCAACAATCCTGCGACTGAGCAACATCCTGATGAACCCCGACTTGCGACCCAAGATCGCTGGTCCGGTGGTGCTATTTGCCACCAACGAGTTCAACTACACCAACTTCCGTGAGTACCAGTTCTTTGACACGCAGCAGCGTCGTCTGGGCCTAAACCTTGGCGGCAGCTCGAACCTGACAGCGAATGTGCCCAAGTACATCGAAGGCTTGGCGACTCACTGGGACGTTGGCGAGAGCTTGGACATGATGGTCTGCCGTACACCGTCCGACAAGAAGAAACTGTACGTCTACAAGTACCTGTGGCAGTCGGGCAGCGGATCGCTTGGCAAGAGTCAGGCCAGCTGGAGCGAATGGAACTTTGATGGTGACATCGTGTGGCTCAAGTTCATCAAGAATGAACTGTGGATGTTGATGGCATATCCCGATGGCACCTACAGCTGCCTGATAAAGAACGAGGAGCTGGATGCGATGAGTATGCCGACGACACATCTGGACAGGCAGCTGCTGTACCCAGAGTGCAACTCCGATTCCACCACGACAAACAACGTGAGCGTGACGTATGACGCTGGAACGGATCGGAGCACAGTCACGCTGCCATATCAGATGCAAGGCGAGACCATTGTGGTAACACGCCTGGACAATGCCGGCGTGAAACTATTGGAGCTGGGCAAGGCCTCGTCTGGGACGACGATCGCCTGCGTCGTGCCCGGTGACTGGAGCAGCTCGAAGCTGGCCATCGGCCGTAGCTACACGATGGAGTACGAGTTCACACAGGCCTACCTTCCAGCCAGGGACCAGGCTCGGTCGCGGATTGTGGGGGAACAGGCTGGGCGCCTACAAATCGCTACATGGCAGGTGAACCACTTCAACACCGGTTGGTACGAGGTGGTTGTCAAGCGGGACGGCAGGGCACAAGACACGGTGTATGAGTACAGAAGCCGCAAGCTCAACGTGCTTAATAACACGCTGACAACAGAGACAGAGTTTGTCGATTCAGGCAGCTTGCGTGTACCTGTCTATAGCAAGAACACAGACTGCAGAGTTATCGTGAAGAGCGACAGCTACTTGCCAGTGACCATCACAAGTGCGATCTGGGAAGGGAACTTTAACGATCGAGCAAGGAGCGCAGGCTGATGCCATTTCCGATTGGAGCCGTCATTGGTGCGGTCGCTGGTATTGGCTCAGCGATCTTGGGTTCAGCCAGCAACGAGGCTGCGCAAAATGCTCAATACCAAGAAGCTGAAAAGCAAGCGAAGAAGCGCTATGAGCGTGATGTAGCCGAGTGGGAACTTGCCAACCAGGTTGCTGAGGTTCAGTGGTGGTGGGACAAGGCACGGGTTGAACAGCTGCGTTTCAACGAGCGCCAGAAGGCTGCTGATGCCGATGCGTACCAGGCAGGCCTGATCAACGCTGCGCAAGGCCAACTCTTATCACGGATCAACGAGCTCAATGCGCGTGCCGCGTTGGATCAACAGACCGAGCTGGCTCGCGCTGCCACGGACTATCCGTACCGGATGCAGAACCTGACGATCGAGACGCTCGAGTCCACTCGTCAGTACCTGAACCAGGTGAACCAGCAGGCTCTACAAGCCGGTCAGCTGTCCGATCGCCTCAATAAGGAGACCGACGAACTTGTGCAGAGCCTGGTGCTTGAAGATCAGCGTGACAAGCTGGGCTGGGAGCTGAACCAGATCCAGGCGCTGGTGGAAGACAGCAAGGCTGGGGCACGATCTGTTGACCGGCAAGGTGGTGGCCGCACATCAAAACTGCTGATGATGCAGGCCGCTAAGCAGCTAGGCCGAACATGGGGTGAGATGGAGAACAGAGCAACGTCGAGGAAAGTACGGATGAATCTGTTAAACAACACCATCAAGGGCGAGTACGCCAAGCAGTTCGGCATCTATGCCCTTGGGATACAAGACACAGCGCAGCGCTCCAGGGCCGCCCTTGCGCGGTCGCGCAACGAGGAGTCGTTCCTCAGCAACACCATGTCGCTGCTCACAATCCCGTCGTTTGATTGGCGCAACAGCGTGTACGACACGCAACGGGCTGCAGCTGTGACGGACTTCAAGAGCACGGCAGCGAGCGTCAACCGGCCATAC